AGGAAAAAGGCCCTGGTTTGGGCCTTTTTTCTTTTTATACAATCTTCAGAAATTTAATAGTTTTATATTTATATATGACAAAAGACTTTTGGAGAAATAAATGGCACAATTACCAATTTGGGCAGGTAGTAGTAATTTTACAAGTAGCCAAACACCCTACGGATTTTATGATAATGACACAGAATTTTCAGGTTCAGGTGTACACTCTGTAGATAGATTTGCTGATTGGGCGGCAAAGAGACTTGGCTATCCTATCGTAGATGTAGAATTACAATCAGGTTCTTTTTACGCTTGTTATGAAGAGTCTATAACTGAATATTCAGCACAAGTAAATCAATTTAATATTAAAGATAATTTGCTATCTTTACAAGGACAATCTACAGGTTCTAATTTAACACACAGACCTGTTACAAATTCTTTTGGTAGATTTATAACTCTTTCAGAACAATATGGTACAGAAGCAGGAGTAGGTGGTACGGTAGATTTTAAGACAGGTTCTATTGATATAACAAGTGGTTCACAAGAATATGATTTAAACGCTTTGTATGCTAATGTTTCTGAAAGTGGTAATGCTATAGAAGTTAGAAAAGTCTATTATGAAGGACCTGCCGCAGTAAATAAATACTTTGACCCTTATGCAGGTGTTAATAGTAATAATTTAAATCTTTTAGATTCATTTGGTTGGGGAAATTATTCACCCGCTATACAATTTTTATTGATGCCGATGTATGCAGATTTACTAAGAATACAAGGTATAGAATTAAATGACCAAATAAGAAAATCTGCTTATTCATTTGAATTAGTAAATAACAAATTGAGAATTTTTCCAAAACCTACAGAAGCATACACACTACATTTTAAGTATTTAGTAAAAGACGACAGAGGTAATCCTTTAAAAGGCAGTAGTGTAGGAAGAGTTAGTGATATAAGTAATGCACCATACGACAATATGGAGTTTAGACACATCAACGATGTTGGTAAACAATGGATTAAAAAGTATGCACTTGCTCTTTGTAAAGAATTATTAGGAACAATAAGAAGTAAGTATGGTTCAGTTCCAATACCAAATGGTGATGTCACAATGGATGGTGACACATTGAGAAACGAAGCCGCAGCTGAAAAAGAAACTTTAGTAACACAACTTAGGGAAATATTAGAACAGACAAGTAGAAAAGCAATGATGGAAGCAGAAAGAGATGAAGCAGAGGCATTGCAAGAGAAACTACAAAAAGTTCCTTACCCTATTTACATAGGATAACATAATGGCAGGAAGATTTCTCTCAACGAGAGATAACAACTTTTTTCATAAAGTTAATAAAGAACTACTTGGAGATTCTTTAAGAAGTAAAGAAGGTATCATAAATCAAGAAGTTACTATATATCAACTTGATGAAAGAGAAACACCAACTGATATGTACGGTGAAGCCGCATCAGGAAAATCATGGAAGCCAGGTGTTACTTTGAAATGTGTTATTGATGCAGAAGATTTTGATTTTAACACAGATGAATTTGGACCTGAAAGAAATCAAAATGTAACGTTTGCTTTTTTAAGAGATTCAGTTTTAGAATCTAAAATGGTAATCAGTTTAGGTGATGTTGTAAATTGGAATTACGCATATTGGACTATATCGAGTTTGAATGAAAATCAGTTAATAGGTGGTATGCAAGACCAAAATTTTTCAGTAGTAGCAAGTGCGTACTTAACACGTTTAAGTAGTTTAGGTATTGAACAAGTGAGAGCAATATAATGGCAAGTAGAAACATAGAACAAAAATTACCAAGACCTATAGAATATACAGAAAAAAGAACTATCAATAGGTCTCGTGAGTTACGAAGAGATAATGATGATTACAAAAAAAATTATTCTATTACTCTTATGGACCACGATGCGGCTGTTATGTATTATTTTAATGAAGTAATTAGACCTGCTGTAGAAGAAAATGGTAATCAAGTAAAAGTTCCAATTATGTATGCTAATCCTGAAAGATGGGCGAATGTAAGAAAATCAGGTTGGATGGTTGACAGAAATAAAAAAAGAATTATTCCTGTTATAGCTTTTAGAAGAGTTTCTATTGAAAAAGACCCTAACTATGCTATTGACAAATTAGATGCTAATAAGCCAAGACTTAGTTATCAATTTCAAAAGAAGTATTCTATTAATAATCGTTATGATTTAATGAGTGCTATGAACGGTGCACAACCAAGTAATGAATTTCATTCTGTAACTATGCCTGACTATATGATTATGAATTATGAAGCAATAGTTTGGACAAACTTTACAGACCAAATGAATAGAATTATTGAGAAGATTAATTTTACAGATGGTGCTTATTGGGGAGACCCTGGTAAATTTAAATTTCGTGCAAGTATAGATAGTTTTCAAGATGCCTCTGAATATGAACAAGAAAGACTAATCAGAACTAATTTTAGTTTTACATTTAATGGGTATCTATTACCTGAAGAGTTCAATGGAGTGTCTAATACACAAAGAGGATTTTCACCAAAATTTCTTACTAACTTTTCAGAAACATCAGCTAATATTAATCAAACTTTAACTAATAGTGATATTAATGATAACAATAACTATGGTCCTCCTTCTGTAGAAGGACAGGTGTAGGAGAGAGTAATGCCTGATGCTACAGATTTTTTAAGAACAAATCAAATAGGTCAACAAGAAGATTTAGAATTTACTAATGCAAATAGTGGACCTACTCTTTATGTTATGAGAGGACAAGGATTTCCTACAAGTTCAGCTGATACAAAAGCTATAGTCACTTATGGATACGTACAAGGAAATCTTTTAACTAAACAACAATATTTTTCAGGTAGCCAATCTGCTTCACTTGACGGAGATGGTAATCAAGTATTTCAAGTTAGTTTAGCAAATACAGGTTCACAAAATATTAATGGTGATACTTTAGAAATATATTTAAACGGATTAGCTTTGAGAAGAAATGAAGCACCTAATGTACACTCATCTGATTATTTTAAATCTGATACTGATAAAGTTACTATTTACAAAGTAACAGGTTCTTATGGATATAATTTAAAAGATGAAGATAGAATAAAAATAAGGTTTAATCAAGGACTATAATGCCAAACGCAACAGAAATAAGAAGAATTTTAGTAAACTCTATAGTATCTACAGATGATGGTAATAATGTTTCTGAAGATTTAGGATTCAAACATACTATAAAAGGTTCGTTTAAACCTTATAAATTACATTTGACAAGTAGTTTATCAACAAGAACCGAGGATATTGTATCACATAATCACATTAAAACTTTGTTTGAAGATAGAAGAGAATTTTTAGATGCTGATGCACCTGTGATTAGTGATGCTACTAAACAAGTTTATGATATAAATGTTCCTGATGATTTTAAAGTAGTGACAGGAAGTGTTACTTTTAAAATAAATGGATTAGAACAGCAGACTACAGAAGACCAAAAAACTGATAGAGATGTTGTTACAGATTATTATTTATCAGGCTCAAAATTTGAACAATTAGTTTTGTATAAACCACGCGCAGACCATAGTGGTTTGGCAGTAGATAATCAGGACACCTTACTAATTAAGTATAGAGTGGAGAAAGTAATTGGCTAAAATAGATTTAACAAGACAGGCAAAAGCGCCACAACAAGCAGGACAATTTTTAAGAACTACGAATGTCACAAGTTCACTAACAAGTGAATATGAGTGGGAGACGGCAGATTTTAATTTTACGGGTTCTTTTACAGGCTCGTTTTCAGGTTCTTTTGAAATTGATAGAATACACGGACTCGGAATCGTTAGTAGTTCTACTCAAATAGTATCACTTCTTCCTGCGGGAAGCATAAGTAGTTCAGCACAGATAGCAGCTGCTGTAAGTGGTTCTCTTTCAAAAGCACATCTCGCAGCAAAAATACCGGAGATTGTAAGTGGAGCGGCACAGATTAAGTCACTCTTACCATTAGGAATACGTTCCGGTTCAGAAGCGAGTGATGATAGAGACCAACAGACATTGAGTTATAATCCTACTACTTATGGACTAAGTATTTCAAATGGTAACTCTGTAGATTTATCAGGACTCGCCGGAGGAGGCGGAGGCGGTGGTGGTTCAGGCGATGGATTAGCAATAACTGCATCTGCTGAAGGTGTTGTGTTGAGTCAAAACTTTAGGTCAATTAATTTTGATGGCGATGGTATAAAAGCATCAAGTAACGGAAATGCTATAACATTAACCGGTACAACAGGTTCTCGTGTAGTAACAAGTAACGTAACAGCATCAATGTTTTTATTACGTGAAATACAAGGTAGCACTCCACCCGCAACAAAAGGCGGTGTAATGTTTAGTGGTAGTGCTTTTTATTTAGGATTTCAATAGAGATGGTTGAAATTTTTGACAATATTATATTTATAAATGATAGCCGAAATCAGGGAGAAAACTAATGGCAAGTTGGAAAAAAATAATAGTATCAGGCAGTAGAGCGCATCTTAATGATGTAACTGCATCTTTCTTTAAAGGAGATGGTTCAGGTCTGACTAATGTCGGTGGTACAATATCAAATGATTTAGTAGTAGATAACGCTACTATTCAATTCAATTCAGGTACTACATATGATGGTTCCTCTGAAAAAACTTTGTCTATCAAAGATGGAGGTGTTGATGCAGATGCTCTCGCAACAGGAGTAGCAGGTACAGGTATCGCAGGTGGCGGTGGAACAGCACTTTCAGTAGATTTAAATGAAGTAGCCGCAGCTGTTGTAAATGTAGCAAATGATAGTATAGCAATAATTGATGCTGATGGTTCTAATGCTACAAAGAAAGAATCTATTGCAGACCTTGTATCAGGAATAGCAGGTACAGGTTTAGATGCGGCAAGTGGTCAATTATCTGTAGATGTTTCTGATTTTATGAGCACCGGTGCTGATAACAGAGTTTTAACTGCTACAGGAACAGATGCTCTTCAAGGTGAAGCAAATCTTACTTTTGATGGAAGTGTTTTACTTGCAGGAGGAGCAAGTGCAGTAGTAAGTTCTTCAAAAATTGTATCAGAAGGTCACATAAGTGGTTCTTTGATTAGTGGTTCATTTTATGGTGATGGTTCAAACATTACAGGTGTATCTGCTACAGGTTTAAACATAGACGCTTTTGGTGCAGATGGTACAAGTGATACTATAGAAAGTAGTGATAAATTTATATTTAGTGATGCGGGTACAGAAAAAAGAGCAAACATAAGTCAACTTGCGGCACCATTAGTTGGAACAGGTTTAGAGGCTAATAGTGGTACAATAAGAATAGCTGCGGCCGCAGCAGGTACAGGTTTAACAGGTGGTGCGGGTTCAGCATTAGATGTTGATTTATCAGGTGAATCTGCTGTATCAATCGGTGCAGGAACATCTACCGTAACTTTTGGAGACAACGTTAGAATCAATGGTGACTTAACAATATTTGGTGATACGGTACAACAAAACGTTGCAAATTTATTAGTAGAAGATAAATTCATTTTACTTAATAGTGGCTCTGCTTCAGGTGATGGTGGTATCATAGTACAAACTAACGCATCTTATGCGGGTGCGGCTTTAGTATTTGATGATGACATTAATAGATGGGCAGTTGGTGCTGAAGATAAATTAGCACAAAATGCTACATCAGTAGACTCTGCCGCAGCAGGATTTCAATTTATAGTTTCTGTTTCAGGTTCAGCTAAAGACCCAATCGATGGCTCAAATCCAAATGACTTTGGAACAGCCGCAGCAAATAGAATTGGTATGATGCACGTTAATACTGCAACAGGAGATATATTTATTTACTCTTAATTTTAAGATAAGGTTATACTATGGGATTAATAGACAAGGTTGACCCAACTAAAAAGAAAAAGGTTCAACCAAAAAAAGCAATGAAAACTCCAAATCAGGTTTTAGATTTGGAACAAAAACATATTGAGTGGATTTTGAGAGTTATAGGAGATTCAGTATCATTGAGAGGTACTGACTTACAAGTCGCAATTGATGCGGTGAGATGGTTACAAAATGAATATACGAGGTTACAGAAATGAAGTTAGATATAGCTGAGTTAGATTTTATAAAAGAGTGTGTTTTTAACTCTACAATAAAAGGAAAAGATTCTATTTTTGTAGGGGCATTAGTTTCAAAGATTTATAAAGAAGTAGAAAAACTTAAAAGTTTAGAAGAAAAGAAAGAAGTAGTTAGTAAGTAGTAGTAGTATAGTCTATATTGGCCCGAAAGGGAAGTGGGCTCAAAAGAGTAACCAACCATATAGTAGGAGAAGTAGTAAATGCCAAGTTGGAAAAAAGTAATAACATCAGGCAGTAATGCTGTCTTAAACGAAGTTACAAGTAGTGGTAATGTACAAGTCAATGGCGCATTTACCGTAACTCAAACTTCAACTTCTATAACAGGCGCTAATAATATTGACTTATCTGCAAAGAACAATTATAATCTTACTTTAACCGGTGATGTCACTTTAACTCCAACAAACCTATCAGGTCGTGAAGGACAAAGTGGACTTATCGCTCTTATTCAAGATAGTTCAGGTGGTCATTCAATAACTCTTAATTCATTGTTTAAAACCCCTCGAGGAGATTCTATAGCATTTGACACAACCGCCAACGGCATATCATTAATGTCGTACTACGTGGTTAACACAAGTAACGTGGCAGTCAACTATTTAGGCCCGTTTTCATAATGAATTAAGGGTATATTATGGCTAACGGCGCTTTTGGATTTCTTGATGAATTAAAATTCAACACAGAGTTTAATACAACTAAATCTACCTCTACCTCAAAAATTACTTCAAAATCAACTGCTACTACATTAGCAACTGCTACAAGTAAAGCTACTACAACAACTTTTAATACTACAAAAGAAACCACTACTCAATACAATACTACAAAGTCAACTACCACTACTTTTAATACTACTAAAGAAACTACGACAAGTTTTGAAACGTCTAAAACTACTTCAACAACTTTTAATACTACAAAAGACACGATTACCACTTATAATACGATTACAACTTTTGATACTACAACTGCTTATCAGACTCAAAAAACTACAACTACAATTTTTAGTACTTCGAAGTCAACTATTACTACATATAACACTACGTTAGCAACTGCTACAAGTAAATCTACTACTGAATCGAGAACTACTTCTACTACTTTTGAAACTACTAAAGACACTATAACGACTTATAATACCATAACCACCTTTAATACAATTACAACTTATGAAACTTCTAAATCAACCACTACTACTTTCAATACTACAAAGTCAACTACTACTACGTATAACACTACCAAAACCACCTCAACTACTTTTGAAACCACAAAAGATACAATTACAACTTTTAATACCATAACCACGTTCAATACGATTACAACTTATGAAACTTCAAAGTCAACTACCACTACGTACAACACTACGTTAGCAACTATCACAACTTATGAAACTACAAAGTCTACGGTTGAGATAAGAAGTACAGCCACATCTAAAACCACATCAACAACTTTTGACACTACAAAAGATACAATTACTACTTACAACACTATAACTACATATACCACCACTACAACTTTTGAAACTGAAAAAACTACAACTACAACTTTTGAAACTAATACTACAACCACAACTACTTTTGAAACTAATACTACAACCACAACTACTTTTGAAACCACTAAAAATACAATAACTACTTTCAATACTATAACCACTTTTAATACTATCACTACATATGAAACTTCAAAAACAACCACTACAACATTTAATACTACTTTAGCAACTATTACTACTTATGAAACCACTTTGGCTACATCTACTTCTAAGTCTACGTTAACTTCAAAAACTACAACAACTACTTTTGAAACTACAAAAGATACAATTACCACATTTAACACAATTACAACTTTTAATACAATAACCACTTATGAAACTCAAAAAACTACAACTACTATCTACAATACTACGTTAGCAACTATTACAACTTATGAGACTACTTTAGCAACTATTGAAACAAGAAACACGACTACATCTAAAACCACATCAACAACTTTTGACACTACAAAAGATACAATTACTACGTTTAACACGATTACAACTTTCAATACGATTACTACTTACAATACCACAAAGTCAACTACCACTACTTACAATACCACCTTAGCAACTATTACAACTTACAATACTACAAAAACTACTTCAACTACTTTTAATACTCAAAAGAATACTATAACTACATTTAACACGATTACAACTTTTAATACAATTACAACCTACGAAACTTCAAAGTCAACTACTACTACCTATGAAACTTCAAAAGATACTACGACTATTTATAATACTACATTAGCTACTATTGAGTCAAGAAGTACACTCACAAGTAAAACAACTACTACAACTTTTGAAACTACAAAAGATACTATAACTTCATATAATACGATAACTACTTATACCACCACAACAACTTTTAACACTACTTTAGCAACTATTACAACTTATAACACTACCTTAGCAACTATTACAACTTACAATACCACAAAGACTACTACAACAACTTTTAATACTCAAAGAGATACTATAACTACTTTTAATACGATTACAACTTTTAACACTATAACTACTTTTCAGACTCAAAAAACTACAACTACAACTTTTGAAACCACTTTGGCAACATCAACTTCCAGGAACACTTCTACTTCAAAATCAACCACTACTACGTATGAAACTACTTTAGCTACTCTTGAAACAAGAGCTACAGGAACTTCTAAAACTACTTCAACTACTTTTAATACTACACGAGATACAATTACCACTTTTAATACAATTACAACTTTTAATACAATTACAACCTACGAAACTTCAAAGTCAACTACTACTACTTATGAAACTACGTTGGTAACTTCAACCTCAAGAAATACAGCTACTTCAAGGTTAACCATTACCACTTATGAAACTACATTAGCAACTCTTACATCAAGAGTTACGTCTACATCTAAAACAACTACCACAACTTTTGATACTACACGGGACACTATAACTTCGTATAATACGATAACGACTTACAGCACTATAACAACTTTTAATACTACTTTAGCAACTATTACTACTTACGAAACTACGTTGTCTACGATTGAAACACGTTCTACATCTACTTCAAGAACCACAAGTACAACGTTTGATACTACGAAGGCTACAATTACTTCTTACAATACTATTACTACGTATTCAACTATCACAACGTTTAATACTTCAAAATCAACTACTACAACTTATGAAACTACGTTATCGACTGCGACTACAAGAGCAACATCTACTTCGAAGTCAACTACTACAACTTACGAAACTACTTTGTCAACTATTGAAACGAGGTCAACAGGAACTTCTAAAACCACTTCAACTACTTTTAATACTACACGAGATACTATAACTTCGTACAACACTATTACTACCTATAGTACAATTACAACTTTTAATACTACTTTAGCAACTATTACAACTTACAATACTACCTTATCAACTACTACTACTTATAACACTATAACGGTTTATCAAACTACCACGACTTTTAACACTCAAAGAAATACTATAACTACTTATAATACTATTACTTCAAGAAGCACCATTACTTCTTTTAATACTATTACGATTTTTTCAACTATTACGACATTTAATACTTCAAAGTCAACTACTACGGTTTATGAAACTTCAAGGTCAACTATTGAAACAAGAAGTACAATTACAAGTAAAACAACCACTACGGTTTATAATACTTCAAAAAATACACTTGAAACACGAGCTACAGGAACTTCAAAAACTACAACTACAACTTTTAACACTCAGAGGAATACTATAACCTCATATAATACAATAACCACTTATAGTACTATAACGACTTTTAATACTACTTTAGCAACTATTACTACTTATGAAACTTCAAAGTCAACTATTGAAATAAGAAGCACAGGAACTTCGAGGTCAACTATTACAACTTTTAATACTCAAAAGAACACTATAACCTCGTATAATACAATTACTACTTATTCAACTATTACAACTTTTGAAACTGAAAAAACTACAACTACAGCTTACAATACGATTACTACTTATAGTACCATAACTACTTTTGAAACTTCAAAAAATACACTTGAAACACGAGCTACCAGCACATCAAGAAGTACAACAACTACATATTCTACAATTACGACTTATAGTACTATAACAACTTTTAATACTCAAAAGAACACTATAACCTCATATAATACAATTACTACTTATACCACGTCAACAACTTTTAATACTTCGAGGAATACACTTGAAACGAGGTCTACTTCTACTTCAAGAAGCACTATTACTTCTTTCAATACAATTACAACTTATAGTACTATAACAACTTTTAATACCACGTTATCAACTATTACAACAAAAGAACACTATAACCTCATATAATACAATTACTACTTATACCACGTCAACAACTTTTAATACTTCGAAGACAACTACTACGGTTTACAATACCAGCAAAACAACTATTGAGATAAGGTCTACCGCTACTTCAAAGTCAACTATAACGACTTATAATACCACAAGGTCAACTATTGAAACAAGAAATACTTCTACTTCAAAAAGCACTATTGAAACAAGAGCAACAGGAACTTCAAAGTCAACTATCACTACTTTTAATACTTCAAGAAATACTGCGGAGTCAAGAAGCACTTCTACATCAAGAAGCACAATAACTTCGTACAACACAATAACGACTTATAGTACCATAACTACTTTTATTACTTCAAAAGCTACGACAACTATTTATAGCACTATTACTGCTTATATAACAAGTACAACTTTTAATACTTCAAAGTCAACAATAGAAACGAGGTCTACTTCTACTTCGAGAAATACTACAACCGTATTCGGTACAATAACGACTTATGGTACGGTTACGGTTTTTATTACTTCAAAAAGCACTACTACTGCTTATAATACAATAACGACTTATGGTACTACAACTACTTTTAATACTACGTTGTCAACGATAGAAACAAGAGCAACCGGTACATCTAAAAGCACTATAACTTCGTATAACACAATAACAACTTATAGTACAATTACAACTTTTTCTACTAACAGGAATACTATAACTTCGTACAACACAATAACCACTTATAGTACGGTTACGGTTTTTATTACTTCAAAATCAACTATTGAAACAAGAGCAACCGGTACATCTAAAAGTACAATTACAAGTTACAACACTTCGAAGTCAACGATAGAAACAAGAGCCACCGGTACATCTAAAAATACAATTACTACTTTTAATACTCAAAGGAATACTATAACTTCTTACAATACCATTACCACTTTCAGTACTACATTTGTTACTTTTTACATTACTTCAAGAGCAACAAGTACTTCAAGAAATACAAGTTTTACTACGATTACTGCTAAGAATACTACTACTACATATTTTACATTCTTTAATACTACGTACATTACGGTTGACCCATTCAGAGGACCAAAAAATACGACTAAATCAACAAAAAGAATTACAACGAAGACTACTGCTACTTCATTTGCAACAAATACTTCAAGAACCACTATATTCAATACGAACACGAGTTACACTACTTTTAGAAGTACTTCAAAAAATACAACAAGAGCAACCTCTACTTCGAAAGCAACTACTACTACGTACAATACTACAAAAAGCACTACTACTGCTTATAATACAATTACTACCTATAGCACTACTACAACTTATATTACTTCTAAAAGTACTATTACTTCTTACAATACGATAACTACTTATAGCACAATT